CTGAGCTCGGGGTCCGTAGTTGCATTTCGATCCCAACTTATATACCGGCGGATCTCATCAGTTGACTCCGGTTTAATTGGCACTTTGTCCAATGAAAAACTCACCCCGGCCACATGGGCCGGGGGAGTAAGCAGAACAGAGCTTCATCGTCCGCAGCGTCGACCACTGCGGCCGCGAAGTGTTGGAATCTGGCGAAATGCTCGCCCGTGAAACCGCCAGACTCTTTCTCGAACATGGACACATTCATCATCTTGATCTGGTCCTTGTCAGTGGGGTACTGATTCATGGCCATCTTGCGCATGGTGTCGTCGTAAAGGTCTCTCAACCTGTAAATACCTACACCCATGCCCTGCTTCCACAACTCGTCCCACTCTTTGACAGTGATCTTCTCGGCCCATATGTCCTCGTAGTGCTGGTCAGCCTGGTTCAGCATCCGCAATGCTGAATTGAGGAAAGCCTCAGCCATGGGCTGAATCGACCCAGCAAACATGCCCGCTAGGGAGAGAAACCGGCACAGGGTGGGTACGAACGAGTTGTCAGTGCCGACCTTTGCGCCGATTTTCCCTAAAGTGCGCATCACACCAGGGCACCAGCTTTTCTTAGTCGCCGGCCGCCCATCCTTGAGATGTATGTGGATCCCAATGTACTCTAATCTTCCATTCTCGACAAACTTGAGCTTCGCGCAATAACCCAGATCTTTCTGATTGCCCTCTATGATCTTCTGGTTCCTTGGATCGAGGAAGAGCCGAGATATCATCCCTGCACCATCGTCCCCCTCAAAAGAGGGGTCAAAGTACGATGTGACTGCGCGGCGATCCTCTGACGCGTCCGTGTGGATGGGTACTGTTCTGAACTTCCAATTGAAAGCTGTGCTCACATTGCCGTCGGCGTCGGTCGTCCTCTTCGACAGGAACATTTCATTGTCCTTGTCTTTCTGGAAGACCTTGTCCGGGTTCTCAAAGCATGTAACGAGCACACCATAGAGCTCGTTCGCAAAGTTAACGCCTGAAGTGAGCGCCCATCCTGAGTCGAGGTACAAGTCGGAGAAGCTGACCAGAAGGCCCGTCTTCTTGCCATCGACCACCGTGTTGAGATGGAAACACAGTCCCTTCTCATGGTCTACGATGAGCTTGGACTGGTACTTCAGAGCGTTAGTGGCTATCAATTGTCTTTGGATGAATGAGCAGATCTTCTTCAATATCGTGTAAACGGGAGTCATCAACCCGGGGTTTGAGTCACAGCCTCGCTCGTGCCTCTCCATCCCAGTCTGGTCGATTTCGAACCCGCAAACATCCTTGGGTGCCTTCATCCATCTGTCGATAGCCTGACTCATCACTTTCTCGCGCGAGCGACTCTTGATGCTGTTCGCGTAAAACATGCCGAGATCCTTGCCATAGATCAGTTCCTGGAAGATTTTGGTCACGACATAGCACAACGTCAGCAGCTCGAGGCCATTGTCGTACGTGAGCCTGACCGGCTTCAATTTCTCTCCACACTCCTTCTCTACCAGCTCTAATTTTGCATTTGCTTTCCGCTTCTGTACTTGCGTGTGTCCCTCAACGGATCTGGCCGCGTTTTCAATCTGCGTCCGGCTAAACGAAGCCATCTGCACCTCTGAAAGACAAGAGGCCTCACCATACAGAGCAACGAAAGCGGCGTTGATGCGTTTGGGGGTGAAGTTTACCGAAGCAGTCTTCGCCCACATCTCGCACAGCCGTTTCGCGCTAGCAGATGAGGAATCGTATTTGTGGTCGGGTTCCGGGAGGCATCTGAATTCGATCCCCGAAGTAACGTGCACAGTGTCTTTAACATTGTGCACGAGCGGTTTACTAAGGAGAGGTCCGACTTTGACAGCATTGCCACGCGCTTCGAAAACAAGGTCTTTGTCAGTACCAACAAGCATGGGCCTTTGAGCGGGTCTCTCTGCTGTGGTTTCTGTGCCTTGCCCGAGCACCTGGGCTTGCGTCCTAATTAAATGGTACGGGTCGGCATCGCCCGTGTCAGCACGTGAGTGTTCATTCAAAACTGTGTGGTCAGGATTCACCTCGGACACTTGTGGTAAGCACCCGGCGTGGCTCTGCACCCAATCCCAATAAGGCCTCATCACTCTGGACATGACCTGATAGGGAGAAGCTGTGTCTGCGGCTGGAGCACGCGCCGCGTCTCCCGAAGGCACAAAGTACCAAGGGGTCGCATTGCGGTATGAACGTGTGTGTCTGTTCCAGCTGCGCACTCCAGCCCAGGTGCAAGTTTCATGCTCGGCATCAGTGATGGTGCCCAACACGTTCATCAACAACGCAGTCTTATCATCATAAGATGACGAATTGTCGAGGACAGTCATCATGGGGTTGTGGACTTCACGTTCTTTCCCCAACTGGTATGTCGAATAAAGATTTATTGACCTGTGTATCTCACCTGTTATGCCAATGGTGATGTTGGAAGAGCCGGCCAAAATGGCGGGATACAAGCTGCATCTCGAGCACCGAGTGCTCACGGAGACCTTCTTGCACCAGTTGGCTTCCCCAACTGTGAAATCTTTAGCAA